TACCTCGTAAATCCATCTGAAAACAATAGTCGCAAACGACGAAAACTACGCTTTAGCCGCTTAATCGGCTAGCCTCTGCACCGGTGGGCCTCAACGCCGGGTCTGGCAACAGACAGCAGAGTCACTAACGGGGATCGCGTTCTATAGGGCCACTTTATAGAACGTTAAACAGTAGGTGACTCGCCTGTCATCAGCCTGCCGGTTGGCGGTTGCCAGGTCAAATCAAATAATCAGGCTAAGTATGTAGAACTGTCTGTAGAGGGCTTGCGGACGCGGGTTCAATTCCCGCCGCCTCCACCATTTAATTAATTAATATCAATAAGTTATAAACTAAAAAGTGACCATATTACATCATAAATGGTCACTTTTTAGTATAGTTTGGTCATTTTTTTGGTCAGCATTTTTTTGCATTGTTACACCACTTTACGCAAACAAAGATTCGGCACTATGTCGAAATTAGCAACGCCGCCCGCTGCCATTGTGAACTCAATCCGTGGTACCAGGGATGAAAATCCAGACTGAATCGTCATCGGCATCGAATTGATCACATAATGCAGAGCATCCCCTCCGATATCCCCAAGATTAACTCCATTGACGTGATCGATTGCGAACAATTGCCCACCAGCAGCGCTCCACAGCAAGAACCTGAGGCCATTGATTCCGGAGCCAGAAATAAAAAATTCTCCCGAAAGAACAACCTTGTCGCCCGCCGAGAAATTACCGGCTGTTAACGCAGATGTCGCTGACAATCGTATCATCTCGTTTGCCACGCCACCGGTATTATCAACGGCAACTCTCACCATATTCCCGTATTTTTTGTCAGTCCTGGTAACCGAAGAAAACACAGCGGTGATAACAGACCCAGATCCCCGGCTTGCCGTCCAGCTTGTGGGCACTCCCCCGGATGTACCTGTGTTTGCTGTTCCTGCCGTACCGACAAGCGTGCCGTTTACGATTAAATTTCCGTTTGGAGCATTTGTTGCGTCGTAAGATACTAGGGGATTCGGGAGCCCTGGGCACTTAGGTGCATATTTGCTCAATATGGGATCGAGCAAATATTTTGCAATTAGATACGTACCTCGCTGCGAATAGTGAACTTTATCGATGTTAAAGTTGTCCGCCACATTTGGAGCACTCAGAGAATTGCCGGTATTCAAAAACTCCGCTGGGGAGTAATATTCAATACTGTTTGCGCGGCAATAAACTCTTAGTTTTTCTGCTAAATATGATTTCCATTTCGGAATATTCACATTAACTGTGTAATCAAGATCGTCCAAATTCGGTAGAGCCAAAATCACACGCGATCCGATATTGAGACGGGATGTTATAATCGATACAATATTATTGTATATTGTTGTTACATCGGCCAATGTCGAAAAACCATTTGTCGTTAGATCGATGTGAGTGAGGTCTGTATAAACGTCATTCCACCCGCCTGCAGTTATTATATCTGACGAGGTTGCGCCACCAATAGCATAAAACCATTGATTCTCTCCGAAAGGATTACCATTCAGCAAAGACCACATTGCAGGCGCTGATTCCGCGCGGCAATAATAAACCGACGGTTGATAAGCGGAGTAATTGAGATTATCTGATTTATCTGATGCCGGAGCATTGCGGATCAAGACTGAAACATAACAGCCTTTTCCTGCGGTTGCGGACTCAAGCCTGAACCAACCGCCAAGGGACACATCAACGGCAGACCCGGCAGAATCTCCAGGAGCAGTCCATTGCAACGAGTTTGTGGATTTAGTAAATGCTAGCACGCCAGTGCCAGCGCCCGCGCCGTAGTCAATGCTTATATTCGCTATAAAAGTTCCCGCTGTATTTAAATTCGGGAAAAAGCCAGAAGCATTAGGCTTGTATAATGGCAACGATTTATCTGTAGCGAGCGGCGTCGAATATGGCACTGACTGATCGAGTTTTGAATCGCCCAGCCACATGATCGATTTTGCGGGCCGGATAATTCTTGACGTGAATTCCTCGAAGAAATTTAACATTTCGTGCCCTTAATAATCGCCTAAATAATCGAGCTTTACTACTGATGCTGTACTTGCCGTTATGATCCCAACGTAATCGCCTGAGCTTAATAGCAACTCGTCTGAGTTGTTATTCCAGATCGTTATGCCGCGTTTTGATCCGCTTGCGGAGACTGTTTCGGCATCGGTCTGCGATACCGCAATTCTGTAAAATACATCGGCGCCGGAAACGAGCATGCGGTACCGCCCTTTTAATGTAATCGGTCCGATGCTGGATGCTACGCTTGTGGCACTGGCCTGCGCTGGATTGTCAACGTTGCGCGCGGAGGTTGCTGTATTGCTCATGTGTCAGACTCCAAAATAAAAAAGCCGCAACGTTTCCGCAGCGGCCTGACTCAATGCAGTTGATCTTGATTACTTTTCCGGTTTAACTTTTGATGCATTCGCCCATTCCGACAGCTCTTTATGCCGCGCCTGGCAGTCGTAGTAAAGCTGCGCGCGCTCGATGCTGTTTTCCAGGATCGTCGACAGTTTCCCGTCCAGCGCGTCAGGGAGGTTTGGGCAAGGTGCTGTCAGTGCTGCCGGCGGAATCCGGCGCGGCGGTTGGACGGGAATTGTAGAGACGCAGGCCGCCAGCATCGAGGCCGCAATCAGCGTAACCGCCATTCTTTTCAATGTTTTCATTTGCTTTGTCCTTTACTTTAACGTACACAGTGCGCACCACTTCGCGAACATTTTCATAACGCTGAGCGGTCTTGTTGTCCTCTTCTGCCTGCTTGTCTGCGGCAACCTGGATTTCCTGCATCATTTTGAACTGTTCCGCTTCACGCGCCGTTTCGCAGTGATCTGTACCCAGCCAGTATCCGCCGCCGAATGACGTCAGCAATGACAGCAACGCAGCGAGTAAAAAATAGGGATTCAATAGCATGTCAGAACCTATAAAAATAAAAAAAGCCGCTCAGAGGCGGCTTTCTGGTATTGCAAAAAATACGGCTAAACGGCAGCCTGTTCTGTTGCCGCGGCATCCGGATTCAGGTCATCGGCAACCTGCAGGTTGCTGAGTAACTGATTAAGTGCAGCCTGCACTTCGGGCGATACATCATGCACCGATGCGTTTTCAACCGCCGTTTTCAGAGCGGTAATTTCACCGATGATTTTTTCAGTCTTTGCATTTGCCGCATTGATTTGTGCTAACAATTCCTCTTGATTCATTGCAATTTTCCTCAATAAACGTTCCTGCCGTAGTAATACATTAACCACCACGGCGGCAGTGACCGCGATGATTCTTTTGCTCTTTCTCATGATTTGCTTTTACCGGTTTCTGTACTTATTTTCCGGGCAATGAATTGCTCGATCAGGAAAAGCAGGCGCGTGCCCATGTGACCGCTGACGCCGGATGCTGCTGCGCATAGCCCCATCGGCTGATCGTACGATGCCAGCAACATAAACACAGCCACGCCGACAAATCCGCTGATCAGGATCTCACCGATCAGCTCGACAATATTAAAAACGCGCGTATGCCCCTGTTTTATTTTTGTAATCCAATTGACGAATCCGCCGACGAACGCCATGCCGATGGCAAGCGCCCACGTTGCCAGCGACCATGTTGTCGGGTCTTTGATCGGCATATTGTTCATTGCCCGATTAAATCGCGGAACAGATACCAAAACCGACGGCTATCCCGGTCATGAACAAAAACGCTATATACAGAGGGGAGTATTTGCTTTCTTTAGCTTTTTCCAGCAGTCGATCAGCGATCGGATCAACTTTTGAGTTTAAGCTCTGGAATTCGTCGATATGCTCATTCGCCAAATCCTTTGCGCCGTCGATCGCATCACTAACGTTTTTGCGTATATCAGCGAGGCTGCTGTGACTTGCAACATCTTTAACGTACTGGAAAGTGTCATTTATTTTATCCTTGAGCTCTTGCGCCATCGTTTTCTCCAAAATAAAAAAGCCGCTGGTAAAGCGGCTTTGGTTATCAAATCATCCTGATTTTTTTACGGCTTGTACGCCAAAATCGCATCCCGCAACTCTGTTGTGATGAGCGTCTGAGCCACCAAATAATCAATCATCTCCTGCACTGCTGGCAGCGCGAGATCAACCGTGGTCGTGCGCTGATCGTCCAGCAGGCTATAAAAATCCTCAATAGTTGGATCGGTTGCCCGCGCTGCGTTAATAGCTACCCGATTTGCAATCGGGAACAGCAATTTAAATGTAATTACCGAGATTGTTGCCGGAACTTTGGTTGACAAAATCTCATATTGATCACCGGCCGGGTCTGAAAACCGCTGATCTCCGCAATCCCAAACGCCTCGGCTATAAACCGGTTCGCTGGCCACGTTGATTATTGTGTTGCTCATTATGTGTTTAATCTGATACATATCTATGCCCCTATGCCGCGCAGCGTTACACCAAGCGGCAAAATTGCTCCTTTGTTGCCAACCAACGAATTGCCGGTGTGATCAAAACCAGCCGCAGCACCATTAACTGCATTGATCTCGTATGCCCCAGCTTGCGAATACATGCGCACAGTAGAGCTTGCCGCAGCAGCAGCTTGCACCACACCAATAACTGCTGTTTTTGCGTATTTCCCAACGCATAGCATAGTTCCGGCGGTCGATACATAATCGTATAACGAAATAAAACTGCGATCCCCACCAGCTATGACGCGCGGAAAACTGCCGCCAGATGTCCCAGGGGCGACTCCAAACGTTGTCCCGGCGGGATCAACAAGTCCGCCGGTTGCTGTCGATATTACCCAAAATGTCGGCGCTGTATTAGTACCGTTCATTGATATGGCACAAATCAGTCCGTTATCGTAAAACGCATCAACATAAAAACTGTATTGCGTGGTGGATGTTGTTGTTATTGCTGTTGTATATCCAGTTCCGCTGGTTGGCAATTTTGTTGTGCAGCATTTCGAGTCTGAATTGCGCTGCCAAATTAGCCAAAACGCAGTTCCGTCCGAAACAATTTTAGTTTTATTTAATCCGTTACCGGCAGTTGTCGCCGCACTAAATGCGCTGCCCTGCTGCGTGCCTGAATTGTCAAAAATGTACGCTTTCTGGTCTGTTCCGTTAGCCATGCTGACAGCAAAATAACCGGTCATAACGGCAAGGTTTGGATACCATGACATGCTGCCAGTTGTATCCAAAGATGTAATGGCTTTTACAATCACTCCGGCGGTTGTGATAACGCCGTAATACAAACCGATACTTGATACCGTGTTATTGCTAGATACCGCGATAGCTAGATTGCCGCTGCTCAGTTGCAGCATTTTGTGATACTGCGCGCCCGTCGTACCGGTACGCGTCCACACAGTCGTTTCTGCGAGCGTATTGGCCCCGATGTTGTCGTAGGTTTTGAGGCAACTCAATAATGGATTTGCGTTTTGCTGATAAAGCACCGCAAAACCACCTCCGGATAATGCGCATGCTGCGAAATATGCGGCTGGGGATGCTGCAACAGTAGCCAGTGCAGCGACATTAACCAGATTTGCATCGTAAACAGCATATTCTATGCCGCTATAATACGCGACGCACGCAATATTGCCGTTGCTCAACAACAATATATGATGATTGTATCGCTGCCCGGCGGTTGCAATATCAACGTACCCCAACAATCCACCATCGGGGGAAAATTTGCTGAGACGCAAACCGGCATTTGCTGCCGCATCTGTGAGCGTAAAAATATTGCCAGAGCTATTGATAGCAACGGCCTGTCGAGCATAGGCGACACTCTGAGACGCTACCACGGATGTTTGCGCGACGATTCTGCCGGTTGCCGCGCTTGTTTCAGCGGTGCCGTAATCCATATTGCCGATAGCCGCAAAATTGCTTACCCGCACCTTATATGCCTTTCCCAAATACCCATCAATTTCGCCCAGGTCTTTCGTGGCCATACTCTCGCCAGCGATTAACGATGATGTGTTTTGCGTTGGATTAAAATCAGATAATTTCATTGTTATATTGCCCTCCAACCCGATGCTCTATAGATAAATGTAACGGACACACCAGCCACGTTTAATTCAAAATCCTCAGCCTGCGCTACGCCGTATTGATCGACAAAATTGGAGCCGTTGCGATCCAGGGTCACTGGGTTTGTTGCCCAGCTCAGAAACGGATCGGAAACCGAAACGAGATCACCGACGCTAGGTGACGGCGGCATTGTTGCAGTAAACGATGCGACGCTTGAATCAAGACAATACTGCATGCCCGCTGTGAGTGCACCGGCGGATGCCAGATAATCCAGCCCGCTCGCGCCGTCCGCGCCGGGGATTCCGGATAGACTGACCATCCAGTCGTTATTGCTGCCTACGCCAGTGAATTTATTGTCAGATGTGAATTCCAGCACACCCGTGCCGGAATCATAGCTAGTCACTGTGCCGCGCATGTGTTTAGCCGGATCGCTGGATTTGGCGGCGATGACATGCATGCCTGCAACAATAGATTTTCCGGTTTGTATCATCAGCGATTTGCTGCCGCCGCCGAATGTTTCGGATGTCGAGCTGGTAGCGCTGGTGCCGGGCGCGTTGAGTGCTGTTAATGCGCTAGCCGCTGCGGATGTAGCGCTGGTTGCCGCGCTGGTTGCGCTTGCCGATGCAGCAGCCGCTTGCGTCGTGGCTGTCGTTGCCGCGGCTGATGCGGTGGCTGTATTTGCATTAATCTCAACGCGCGCGGCCTCCGCTTGCACGCTGAATGCCGGAAGGTCGGTTGCGAAAAATGTCTCAACTTCTGTTTTAAATGTCGGCGATGTACGATCAAGTTCTGGCAATGCAGTTATTGTCATATTATTCCTTCAACTTCTATATTGCATAAAAAATATTCTGGGTATTCGATGGCTATTTTAAAATCCCTGAAAAAACCGTAGATGATCATCGGATCATATCCAAGCAGGCCATCTACACCCACAAAAACGGATGGTTTAGGAGCATCTGCCAGCGCTCGAAAAACACCATTGAACATATATTTCGGTATGAGCGTTTGCACGCTGCTGGTTTTGGCCCATTTGCCAGTTGTGATTGATGTGTTTCCCCATGTATCGGTTTGTTTTTTACTGTAGTCGATCACGCCGACGCTCGCGCCATATTCCGCATCGCCGAGATCATAGATAACGCCCGGTTTGCATACGCCAATCCCAACCGCACCTGCTGTCGACGATACGGTTATCGTAATTTCAGGGTCATAAAAATGGCCGGGTAAATCCGTGAGCGCTATATCCGATTGCTGGACATACGACGCAAAGAAAAAATCATAGAACCCGGTTATGATCGATCCGTCTATGCTCGTGGTGTTGCTATACGCAACCGCGCCGCCGGGTCCGTTTTTTACGGTTATCTCAACACTCTGCCCTGTCAATTCGAGCAGCGGCAACCCTGCGACAGGATTACCGAGCCGCAATACAACGGTAAGCGGTCCGGTATTTTGATATGTTTGCGTGCCGACTTTTTGGTCGAACATCGCCCATTTATTTGTGGCCTCAACCTCTACCCATTTCGTTGTGTCGGTCAGCGCATTACCCAGGTTCCCGCCAGCCAAACTTTCGTAAATTAAATGATTGGTATTGTCTTGACAGCGATCGCCGAGCGCGTAAGTGGTGCCTGCGCTATACGGTGAGTAAAGTTCGCATAACTTGGCCCACCATGTTGGAGAACTTGCTGGCGTGTGCCCCGTATTTGAGTCTTGCAATGATCGATATACAGTAACCAAACCAGCAGAACCCGACACGCTGACATCGGCTCCGGTAGCATAAGTTGTTCCACTTGCATAAGCAGATGGCGCAACCTCATACGCTGTGCTACTTGTCAGCATGGCATCTGTAATCGTGTACGGGGCAATGATAATCATGCTGTACCCGTTGCTATTTTGTCGCCATCTGGCGTGACTCGTTTCAGTATTCCGGCGGTCGTTGAACCATGTACTGCACCGGCGCGGGTGTTCGCCTCGACTCTTATGAGCTGATCTTTTAACTCTTTTATTGCATCGATGAGGTCTTTGTTCTGCTGCGGGTTGATAATGCTGCGCGCGTCCGCATTATTAAAAATGCGCGATGGAGGCGTGTATTCTAGTTCAGGTCCGTTTTCTCCAACAATGCGCAGTCCGCCACGATGAAAACCGCCGCTGGCAAAACGCGGCAATCCGTGCGCGTCCGCCCATGCGTACAGATCGACAATATTAGATCCGGTTGCGGCGGCGTATTGCCCGAAGCCAACGCCAGAATCGCGCGCTTTGTTATAAATATCCATCTCGGTAATGCCGGGCGTGGCAACGAAATCACGGATTTGCTGCGGCGTTATGTTTGGGTTATAGGCCGATTCTGTTCCGGCCATGGCTGATCCGCTGCCCGCTACGCCACCGGCTGATACGATGGCGGAATTGAATTTAGCGAGCGCGTCAGATAACGGCACGATATTGGTTTTGATACCGTTCAGCGCATCGATCTGCGCTTGTCCTTGCGTCAACAATCCATCCAGCCGGGCGGTTTCTTGCTCGAAACCTGTTGTTAATGCCGTGCGTTGATCAATCAATGCGGACAGGCTTCTTTGTTCGACCGTAAGTTGTCCATCGGTTAATTTGCCCAAATCCGCAACGAGGTTAGCCGTCCGCGCTTGCTCGCGTGCATAATCGAGCGCGCTTCCGTAAGAGCCAGGATCGATTTTGCCCAGCACGCCCAATGCGCCGCGCAGGCTATCCGCATCCGGAAGCATGCCGCCGGAACGCGCGGACGCGATAGCATCCTGTATTTGTCTTTTCGCGGCGTCGCGCGTCACCGGGAAAATGTCGCTTACCGTCGCTTTGAGAGCATCCGATAGATTACTGAGCTTACCGATCGATTGCGTAATATCATCGATATGAGCGTTAACATCGGTCAGATTGCTGTTATATTGCCGCGTGATTTTTGTCCTTTCCGACTCGACCGCGCTTTGCAATCCCGTGAATGCCTCGCTCATGAGGCTTTTGGCCTGATCGCGCACTTGCACAAAGGCTGGTGCGAGTGCCAGCAAAGCCTGCAGCGTTTTTTCCGAAATGCCGTTTACTTGGCCGAACGATTGCACCAGATCGCGGAATTGATCTTTTGTGATGTTGGTCGATAGGCCAAGTTTCGCGAGTTCAGCGTTCACGTGCTCGTTGACTGGTGCGAGTTGTTCTGCTGAGGTCAGGAAATTCTGCGCGAAGAACGAAACTTTTTGGCTCAGCGCATCGATCCCACCGGCCGCATCGATGAACGCTGTGCGACCTTGGTACGTACTGCCTGAAATGAACGCGCGCGCATCGGATGATGTCAATTTTAAAATCAACGATGCCGCATTAGATAACGTTGTAAACTCGTTACCCAGCCGAGAGAACGTTTGCAGCGCAGTCTCTCCGTTCTTAGACAGATCACGGATCGACGGCACCAGCTTTGTTACGATGTCATCGCCGATGCTTGTTATTTCACCGGTTATTTGCTCATCAGTTAGCGCTTTTCCGCTTTCAGAAATCAGGTTGATTTGATGACGAAAATCTTTTAGCGGATCGAGGCTGATGTTGAGCGCATCGCTGACCGTTTTAATCTGAGTCGTTATTTCCAGAACTGATGATTTAAGCGTGTTCGATAGATTCGTAGCATACGGCAACATGCCATCGGCGATGCCCTGCAGTTTTTTGTTATCTGTTTCTGCAACACCTGTCAGCAGATTTACGCCTGCGAAATCGCGCTTACTGCCAACCAGCAAACCGCCCTTGGCTTTGAAATTCGTGGTTAGATAGGCCGATAATAATCCATCTAAACCGACATCACCGGTCAGCTGCGTTTCTTTTTGCTTCAACGGACCGCGCCCAAACAGGCCGTTGATGATCGGGATGATAGGAATCATATCGCCGATGATCGGAATATCTCCGATTGTATTCATGATGTTGCCGAACGTGCCACCGAGACGTTTGTTACCGGCCAGCATTTTGAGTCCTTGCGTTGCCGCGAAAGCGGCAAGAAGCGGCCCTGAAATTGCCGCGAGCGATGCGCCCATTGATGCCGCAGATGCAGCGCTTGAACTGAAACCGCCGGAAATCAAACCTCCCATCGCATCACCCGCGAGACCGGAACCGAACGCGCCAATATTTCCAGGCATCAACGACAACGCTCCACCAACCAGCGAATTAGCGCCGAAACCGCCACGGAACAAACTCAGCGCGCTGCTGCCGATGTTACCGAGTGACAGCGCAGTCGATAACGTCGACGATCCGCCCGCAGCAGTTCCAGCCGCGGAACCGGCAGCAGAACCGGCAAGCCCATCGAATAGCTGCTGCAATCCCAGTCCTTGCGCAATTCTCAGCGCGGTGAATTCTGCAGCTAGGCGGCGGACGGCGTTCAGTGTCCCGGTCACCATTCCTTTCAATCCATCATTGAACGGATCGAACAGGAAATTTGCGAGCGATGTTTGAATATTGCGCGCGGCTTGAACGGCGTACTGATCGAGTTCGTTCAGAGCGGATTTACCAGTATCCCGCGTCTTGTCGAATTCTTCCTGCGCTTTTTGCAGCGCGCGGTTGTATGTTTCCTGACTAATCGCCGTGCCATCGGTGGCGTTGCGCGCTTCGTTGATGTACTGAACCTGATCCTGATATTTTTCCAGCGCGGTTTTTGTTTCGTCGTTGAGCTTTTTGTAACGCTCAAGACCTTTCACAATGTCTTGCGTGGCCATTTCTTCGAGGCGTTGCGCGCGATTCTTGCGTTCGATCTCATCGATATAGACTCCGGCCGCATCCGATACACCTAGATATTGCGCACGCAAGCGCGTCAACGCGGTGCCGGTCACGCCGGTTTCGCGCGCTTCTTTTTGCAGCGCGTCGATAAAACGCTGTGCTTCAGTGACGGTTTCTTTTTGCGCGCCCGCTATTTTTTCCAGCGTGGGCGGTTGCAGCTTTTGTTGATCGTTCAGCGCGGCTTGGCTGGCTGTTGCTTCTTGCAACGCCTTATCACCGTTGTAGAGCGAGTCGACAAAATCGTCGTATGATGCGCGCGACTCAGCATTTAGCCGGTCAATCTCGTTTCCGATATCGATGTAACGCTGATAATCTAAACTAACCAGCGCAGCAGCCTGCGCAATTGCGCCGCCGATTGAGCGTGCGATTCCATTGAACGTGTCAAAAACCAGATAACCCGCATGAGCCAGACTTTTTAATACAGGCCCGAGCACATTTCCGGAAAACGAGAATTCATTGACTTTATTCGTTGCGCCAACGAATGCGCCGGTGATGTCCGTGAGCGTGGGCAGCAGATCATTGACAAAACGATTCTTGACGCCGGAAACACGCCCTTGCAAAATCGTCATCTCGTCGTTGAATTTATCCGCAAGTTCTGCTGATTCGTTGGTAAAACCGGAATACTTACGATGCGCTTCGGCAGCTTCTTCGAGTTTTGTCCTACCTTCGCTCAGCAGCGGAATCAGATCGCGGCCCGATTTGCCGAACAATTCAGCGGCCAATGCGGACTTGGCCGCGCCGTCTTGATAGCGCGAAAACTTTTCAGCGATTTCTAAAAATACTTGATTGGAATCGCGCAGTTTGCCGTTTGTGTCCTTGACGGTAATTCCCATCAAGTTAAAAACGCGCTCACCGGCTGACATGTTTTTCGACATGATGCCGATGGCTTTTGCTACTGCATCCAGATCAGTGCCGTTCAGCTTGGCCATCTTATCCAAACCGCCCAGCTCATTTACCGTCAGCCCGGTTATTTTGCGCAGATCGTTGAGTTTATCGCCCACATCAGCAACGCCTTTTACCATCGCGGCGATACCGGCAAAGCTGACACCGACGCCAATCGTCCCGAGGACTTTATTCATCGTATCAACGGTACTTCCCACGGTGCGTTTGGCATTGTCCATATCGGACACCAGACGCGCCATGTTGGCCATCAGTTGGATTTCGAGTTGTCCTGCGATCATTTAGAGTTCCGCTAGTTTTCTGATTGCTGCTTTTGAGCGTATTGCGTTGCGGTACGATGACGACATGTATTCCGGCGCATCCTGCCAGGCCGTTTCCGCGTTGATATCGCGCGCTTTGTGCGATTCGCTTAAATAGGTTTCCGACAGCCGCTTGATCGTGAGTATTTCCCACGGGTTCAAGCGGATGCCGATGTTGCGTTGATAGCTTTCGATTTCGCCGTGCGTGATTGCACCGTCGCCCAGCGTGATTCCGATATTGAATAGATGCTCAAGGATGTATTGCGCATCGCATTCCGGCATTGCGACTTCGAAGTTCTGTTTTTCCAGATCCTCGCGCCGCGATAGTTTCTTGTCCTTCCCGCCCTCTTCATCCGGCACGGCATTGAGCCATGCCAGGTGCTTGACGAATATTTCTAGTTCGTCGTGGAGGGCTTGGAGAAATTTGCATTATCCGCGTTGAACCGCTCAACTTGACTGCGGATGTATGTCAGCTTGAGATTTCTGTATAGATCCCGCGGATCAACCGGAAAATTTCTGCTGATGCTATGCGTGATAGCAGACAAGAATTCGATCTGATCCTCTTCTGCAGCTTCCGATTGATTCCCGTTCTGCTTTCCGCGAAACATTGCTTGTGCCCTTGCCGTTGCGCGATTACCCATTTTATGTTTTGCACGCGCTTGCTGTTCGCTGCCAGGGCCATATATCGTGATCGTAACTGGCTGCCCATCTATCCCGCGCAGATCGTCATCATCGCGCGCGTTGCGCAAGATCAGTGTTGCTGTATCGTTGAGTTCATAATCGGCAACGTTAAAAACAGGCGCTTCATTCACTGCGATTCCTTCTGACATGTTTGCTTCCTTTCCGTGGAGTTAAAAATAAGCCCGTGCCAGCCTGCGCTCCCCACGGCTAGGAGAGACGCAGGCCGGCCGGTGCCTGGTTGCGTGGTGGTCACGCGTTGATAGTTATACTGCTGCGACTACGACGGGTTTTTTGCAAACTTCCAGGCTCACATTAACTTTGCAAAAATCATTAACAGCGCCGTCTTGATATTCAAATGATCCTACAATCACATCAAGATAATGAATCTCACCATCTGGATATGAGAGCTTTGCACTGTAGTGATTGTTAGATTCTGATGCGGCAACAAGTATGACTTGTCCGGCATTTGTTGGAATCGATCCGATCATAAGCTGCATCTGTCCGTAATCTTTAGATCCTTTGACTTTTGAGACAACAGCCGTATCTATCGGCGTGTGTTGCGCGATATTTGCTTTCACACCGTGATTGCCGAGCGTTTCGATTTCACCGATTGCCGTCCATGTGATAGTAGTTGCGCCATAACCGGCGGCGTCATAGGTTGCCGGAAGAGTTGCGCTAACAGATAGCGTTGCGCCGCTGACTGATATTACCGATGTACGTGCTGCCATTTTGTACTCCCAAATCGCCTCGCGGCGTTAAAAAATAAAAAACCCGGCGGCGTCTCGCGACGATGGCCGGGGCCTTGCAACTAAAACTTATCTTTATGCGATCCAGCGCACGATAAAATCTGTCGATTGCGCGTGAATGCCGGTACCCTGATCGTATAAATCGGGGCCTTCGGTATCCTGCAATACAGAATCGCAGTTGAATCCAGCGACGATTCCGCGCGAGTAGGTCAAGAATGCATTTCGGATCAGGCTCATGATGGATTTCGTCTGCACGTAGTGCTTGCACTCGACCGTGACTTGCACACGCTCCCGGATCATGTTTCCCGGTGCAACAACGGGATCGTGCGGCGATGTGGCGCTGATCTGCGTGATCGATATTGCGGGCAGATCGGTATTGATTGGCGCGATACCGGAAAATATCCGTGCGGCGGGTATTGATGCAGTCAATGTCGCATTGTTCGCAAGGATGTAGTTAACGATGGCTACTCCGCTCATTCTTCAACCTCTATTTCAATATCCGCAGTATCCAATCCGTTTTTCTTCGCCAACCGTTTTTTGATGTACTCACCGGCGGCGACAACTGCTGCTGGTGCTTGCGCATCCAGCGCAGTGCGCATGAATGGACGCGGAGTCACGCCAGGATGATTGATTTCACCTTTGCCGTTTTTCGCAAGGCTATGCGGCCGCGTGCCAAACTCAACCATGTGCGCGTAAAACACAGTTGCACCTGTTCCGCGCACTTTGCCGCCCGCTTTTATGGATGCAACTACTTTCCCCGTGCGTTTATCGATGCGCGAAGAAACCCGAATACTGTCACGCAATGCGCCCTGATAGAGTTTGTACACTGCCGCACCCTTGCGCGATGGTTCGCCAATCGGCACACCATCTTTCGCAGCGGCTAGAATAGGTTTTGCACCGGCGCGCAATGCCGCGCGCATCACGTTGGCTTCCATTTTCGCCGGCAGTTGATCGAGGAATTTTTGCAATTCATCGAGCCCTTTTACTCTGATTTCAGCCATGACTAAACGGTGTACGCCTCAATCACACACTCAATGTATTCGCGCTGCCCGAGCTCTGCAGGGCCGCCGACGATTTGGTGCGTGATGCCATCTATGACAATGCGCATCGATGATTCAATATCGCCGCGATACCGCGCACGCCAGCGCTTTTGTTTTGTACCAACGACCAGACCATTTTTTACCGCTTCGGAGCGGCTGGGCAAAACATCCAGAACGTTGCACCAAACAACCGCCAGCAGGATCCACGATTCCACGGCTGAGCCGTAGGTTGCATCCTTCGTGACGGTTTTCTGTTCGATGCGGCAACGTTTATCCAGGCGGACGATCATTTTTTATGAATGATATGATCTCTGGTTTGTATCGACGGACTCCAAAACTGTTTTTTCCCCGCCAATTCTTGGGACAGAAACCCAGTTGAACTGCACAGAATCAACCCTGATCCTTTTTTCTTCCCATATTTTTTTTGCTAAAGCAGCAAATTCTTTATTTATATCGCAATCCATTATTAATCCTCACTCTTAACCTGTTTCTGCTGCGGGAATTTCCGCGGATCAATCTCTGACCGGCGCGGCGGACGGGTACCAGGTTGTTGTCTTTCGCTGTCGATACGCTCAACAGCCACACCCTTCGCGAGCAGTTCAGCGGTGATTTGTTCCAGCCCTTGCTTAAGCCCACGGAAGCCGGTGTGCGCGTGCGTTTCTTCGTATCGTTCCGGGTCGAAACCGAGCAGCATGACTCTGTTCGCGCCTGCGCGGTATGCGATGCGGATGGCGGCGAGTGCGTTGTTGCGGATCTCGATGGTTTCACCAAGTGACATTTGCACGCGCTCGTACATCATGCCGGGATACAGCGCGTCGTAATCCGGGTGCTCGACGCCGATGACGCGCATGCCTTTGAATTCCAGACGGTCAGCCTCTTCCCAAAACGGGTGATGCGGGTCGAGCGCGACAAACATATCCGCCCACGGCGCGAACTTGATCGCACGATTGCACGCAATGGTTTTGAATCCTTTTGCCTTCGCCGCGAGCTCTTCTGTCATGTCCGGCCCGGCGCCAAGGATGGCGACGGTTTGTCCGAACCAGAGATCGGATGGGATGGTCCATGGTGTTGTCATCTTTTACACTCCAAAAACACGTTCTGCATCGAGCATGCCGTCGATGTATGAGCGCGGCATTTCGGCAATGTTGACGCCAACGTTTATCGGGTTGCGGTTGTCGTATGCGTCTTTTACTTTCATCATGATCCAGTGCTTGATGCATTCCGGTACGTCCGCTGCAGTTCCATATCCCGCAATGAATCGTACCTTGACGGCGTTGTTCTGATACCTCGTTACCGGCCATATTTCTCCGAATACCGGCGTAATTCTGGCTGGTTTGCTGACGGCATCGATCAGGTATTTATCGCTTGATAGCGTTTGCTCATTACCTTGATCATCAATATACGTTATCGATACAACTGATTGCAGCGGCGGTAGCGTTATTTCCCAGCATGGGAAGTAATCCAGGTAAAGATCGACGGTTTGCGTGATCAAATAGCGCTTCAGGATAGACTCCGCTTTTTGGCGCATCGCCGTAATCAGCATCCGCAGTTCAGGATCGCCGGTGGTGTTGCTGCTGGGTACCGCTGCGCCGAGCGATGCATCGGATGTGTTATCCGTGTACGTTGTTGCGGTGTTATTCGCAATCGTTGCCAGCAGGTAATAAACCGATCCGCCTGCGGTGGTGCGGTAAATCTTGCGCGCTGTTACCAATGAACCACCGAGCGGAATACCGCTCAGTTCAATTTTTCCGTTTGCGGTTTTATCAACCACTGTGACGGCATCTGAAATATCGCCGCCTTGCGTCTCACCGTCTGCTGTGACGAATGTCACGCGGTAACGGTGCGCGCCGTTGTCGACATTGCCAGCACCGGAACCGATCGCAACCGATGGCGCACCGGGTACGGGTTCTTGGTTAATGGTGTCAATCCGGCACCGCAGAATGACTTCAGCAACTGTGACCGGTTCTGTTGCCGGTAGCGTGTAAACTACAAGGGCTGGCATTATTCTGCTTTTGCCTTTTTCAGTTTCCCAGCTTTCCCGGCAGTTTTTTGCGCCGGTAATTCCGTGGTTTCAGCCGGCGCAATGATTGCGGTTTCAACGGACGCGGATTTTACCGCGACGGCATAACCGGCGCGGATCAGCTCAACGGCTTCTCCGTCCTCCAGTTCGATGGTCTGCCCGGATTGAGCTGCACCGTTCGCGCTTGCCATGTTGGTGAGCATTTTAATTTTCATGATGCCGCCTCTATCCGATTATGCTGCGTAGCCTTCGAGTTCGATCAGGAATTTCCCGGCGGTGTAGGTTGCCGCTGTTCCAGCCTCGCCGCCGGTTAGGTACAGGTATTCACCCGCTGCTGGTATGTTGCCAAACGCTTTAACCCCTGCCAGCGTCCATGCGCCGCCGGATGTGATCAGCGCGGTTTCTGTCAGCGTGCCGATGCCCGCATCGAAAACGCCGGTGGCTTCGGTGGCGGAATACAGATCGATATCGTCCGCGCCGCCTGCTGGCACTTCTAGGCAAGTCATGCGCCCTGAAAGGATCGTGCCGTTTCTGGCTGCGGTGATTTGCCCCAAATATGCCGCGCTGGCACCGACGCCGATGATATCCAGATCGGTCGTTGACGATGCAAGGCCGGTCAAATCGATCAGGATCGATGTTTTGATGATGTCACCGACACGCTGCACGCTGGTTTTGAATACCGTGCCAGCGCCGCCGGATATGCCCGCACCGGGCGCTCCGTTGGTGAAGCTGGTGATATCCAGTTCACCTCCGGGTTCAATGGTGATGGCGCCGCCGCTGGCAACGACTTGCTTATCTCCGCCGTCGGCCATGTAAACTTTAGTTGAATAAGTTGTGTCAGGCATTTTCCCTCCAGTTGATCGATTAATTGATTAAATCAGAGCCGGATTACCGGCCCATGCGATCATCAGGAAGCAGTGCCAAGACCGAGCGCTGCCGCCAGCACTGTTGCATCCAGGGATTGCGGCTTGCTGCGCGATTGATATTGGATGGCAATGATGCCGTCAACAACTGCGTTTGCTGCGGCACGGGTGAGAGACGCAAAAATATAGCGCATCTGCGGTTTTGGCACATCCACAATTAGCAGTTTATTGTCCGCATCCGATGCAGCGGCGGTATAGGCATCGGTGGCTTTTTGCGTGACCGGTGTCGGTGACGATGTACTGCTGGCTGTGTTGCCCTTTGCTGTGAGCGTCAGCACGCTGCTTACTGTGACATCGCCCAACAGCGCGATGAATATCACGCCGTCATAGCCGGTCATGTCGACAACGGATGACAGGACTTCGGTTTGGGCAGCCGCTGCGCTATTAGCAACGCGGCTGATCTTGCATTCTTTCAATAGGTTTTGCATGGTTTCCTCGTTATTTCGATTGATCTGTAAACGTAACCGGTTCGGCTATTCGAGATTAGCTACCAAGCTTGACGCGCGAGAATGCTTCTGGAAGAACCGGCATTCCGTCGGTGTGCATTCTTGCGATCAGACCGATTTGATCGGTACCAGCGAACAACTCAACCAGCCTTTGCATGCGCATTTCCATTGCATCGGCGATCCAGTAGAAACTCAGATCACCGTAAATGCCGACATATTGATTGGCGGTAAACGTGTTCGGTGCGTACTCGCTCATATTGAACGGAGAACCCAACAACTTATCAGGATCACCAACAACAGTTGATGGCTCCCAAATGTAATCTCCTTCGCCATCTTTAATTTTTGACAACATCTTGATTGCATCGCGGTGAAAAATCCATTCAGCGGTGCGCAGATATTGTGGTTTAAGCGAATACTTTGATTCTTTGAGCCCATCAAAAGTAATCGCGGTAGCGCTGTTACCTGCTGAAATGTCACGGCTGGTTGGTATACCATCATTACTAGCAACAAATAAACCGAGCGCTTGATTGATTCCGTTCCCGATCATGAATCCTTTTTCTTGCGCCACCCCCATTTTGTAAGAAACTCTATCGGTCACGATGGGTTCAACATTCGGACTCATCGCAATAAGGGTATTGCTGATTTTCACCAGCTTGGACAACTTATGCGGTTTCAATTCGCGGCGGCCAAGACCTAGACCGGTATCTTCTGACCCGATTTTTACTTCTGCCGTCCACTCCGCGTCATCGGCGTCTGATTCAATCGTTGGGATGCCCAACGAAAGCGCCGACGCTACAGGGTATTTTGTGGCTTTCTGACGGATAAATAAGATGTTATCAACTTCCTTTAAAATCCCATCAATCAATTGCAGCGGCGCAAGTAAAAAACCACCTGCTGTTTGTTGATCTGCTTGTAACGCTCGAACCTCATCGCCAGTGATTCCATTCGGGCCATTTTTAATCAAGCTGTAAAATGCCGACCGGTATTCCTCTGAACTGCGCGGATCGCCGGTTGCTGCGGTTGCGGTTTCTTTTCCGGCTGGTGTTGCGCGGAATGATTCTTGCGCCAGCGAGCGTTCGATTTCAAGCTGGCGGCTTTCTTGTTCGATGGATTTCGAAAGTTTATCCTGCTCTTTGATCAGTTCATTCCACTTTCCTTCCTCTTCCGCTGTCAGCGAGCGCTTTTCAGTTTCGGCTTTATCGAGAATTTCGCGCGCTTGAACAACAACACGGTTGCGCTGTTCGATCATATCTTTAATTTTTTGCGACATTGCTTTGTCTCCATTGTGTTCATCGGGCATGAATGCGATGGCATCCGCTACCCGATGCTTGCGGATTGCCGAAAACAAAAAACCCGCTCAAGGCGGGTCGTGATTTTTTAGTACTTACCGTGTTAGGCCAGCATTAACAGGCGTCTGCGCAGGTCGATCAGATATTCATCTTGCGGTTTTGTCAGTTCGATGGCTCGCTGCATCGAGCGAACGGCAACGTCTGTTTGTGTGTAGGCCGGGTATGTAACCGGGGAAACGTCAAACAATTCGACTTCCAGCAGCGTGCGAATCCATTCTCCGTCTACTTTGTCCCACGAGTCGTTGATTGTCCGGAACCCGAACGACATCTGGCTGATGTCACCGCGCTGCATGGAGATTTGCAAATCTTTAGCAAATGTCGTTTCCGGCGGGTCGATCTCGATAGCGAGGCCGGTCATGTCTTCTTTGAGCCGCAGCGTACCGGATTTATTGCGACCCAACACGAAATTAGGATCGTGATTGAACAGTGCGCGGATGTCAGCGTTTTGCAGAGTTGCCGCGAATGCGCCCGGTGCGATGCGCTCAAAGAACCCGCCCAGGTTTTCGCTGGGCTGATTGAATACCGCCGCATGCCCGTAAATTTTTGGCGGCATCCCTTCTTGCGCGTCTATGCGGAATTCTTTCAGGTTGTAGCTTCTGCGTTCGGTGTTGTTCATTGCGCGTTTCCTTCAGTTGGTGTTTGTTTGTTTGAAATAACTTTTCCAAGATCGGCAATCGATATCATGTTGGATTGCACGGTGTAATCGTCCATGCCTGCCGCGCTGCTGCGGTTAAGTCCTTCAGCTCTGCGAACTTCGTTGCGAGATTTCACGCCGTTTTGCAGCGATGATGAGTTGAATGCAGCGCGTGCTGCGGAGTCTCCACGCATCAGGCCATCCATATCAAACTGCACGCAGTGCGTGCGCTTGCCGAAAAATAAATCGCGCTGCATGGCTTGCTCCCAACGCACGCATCCTGGTCGTACTGTGTCGGTTACGAATTCAATGCCTTGATGCTCGATATTGTTGTTTGTTGATCGCTGCAATTCAAAAATCTTGTGCGGCGGGACACCGAATATTCGTGCTATTTCTGATATTTGCAGGTTGCGTGTTTCCAGGAATTGCGCGTCATCGGATGTCATGCCGATGTTTTGCCATTCGAGTCCATCTTCCAGAATAGCTACTTTGTTGGTGTTACTCAATCCGCCGTGTGTTTCGTTCCACTGTTTTTTAAAATTTTCAAACGCAACCTTGTCTTTGAAGTGCCCCGGCATTTTCAGCACGCCAGAAGGTTTTGCGCCGTTGCTGAACAATCGCGCGGCGTGTTCTTCCGTCGCCATAGCCAGTCCGACGGCTTCGCGGCAATAGCGGATCGGTGAGATCGGTTTGAATCCATCGCCTGTCATGAAATGCATCCAGTGCATCTCTTCTTGCAGGATGATGCGCTGCGGTCCATCGAACGGCGTGTATCCAAATGCGATCTTGCCATCTGGCGCGCGAAACGGTGTGACACGATCAGGGTGCAGCGGGATAAGTTGATCAACCGCACGCTTGCCGGACGAAATAATTTCCGAATAGCATGCCCCGCGCAGGGCGAAATGCGCCGCCATCATTTCGCGCCATTCAAACGATGTTTGCCATTTGTTCGGCTGGTACACGATGACATCGTACAGCGGGTGTGTTTTATCCGTTTCTAGCGCGTCATCTTCCATGATCCTGTCAACGGATACCGGCAAACTTGCGTATGTTCCGGCCAGCAACGCCACGGCTCTGAATACGGCGGTGACGCGCATAGCGGTATCGGCTGTGACCGATACGCCTGAATTTGCGTATGATCCGGCGCCGAACCATTCGGCAATGACAGGATCGCGCGGATTGCCAAGCGTTTGCGCGGATGCCCGAGTTTCTTCGATGCCAGTGACAAAACCCATCAGCGCGGCCTTGCTGTCCAGAAGAGCATTAAACCGGTGACGATGAACGCGGCCGGTTGATAGATCATCCAGGATCCGATTCCAACCAGTACGATGCCGGAAAAAAACACGAGATCGCGCTGATCGAATGAGACGATGAATTCAGGGTTTTTGATATAGCTGATGATATTCACGATCAGCAATAAACCTATTGCCATCATCGGATAAATAATTTTTTCGTCGATCATACGAAGTAGATGCCGCGTTCGTTGTAGATTGTGCTTTGTTCTTTTTCGGTGTGCTTCAGTGCTACGCCTGCGCCCATTACAGCAGCTACCATCAAATCAATACGGCCTGTGGCTTTTAATTTATCCAGCTTGCGGTTACCAGCTGCGTCTTGCGCTGTTACTGCATTTGCTGCGCACATGGTTAGGATCGGGTGTCCGTTGTGGATTACTTTTCCGTTCAGTAGCGCGGCTTCGAATGATTCAATGGCCGGGCTCATGTCTTTGTAGCCTTGGCCGAATGGCACCATTTCTGGCAACGTTATGCCGTAATCTGCGGCCATTTGTATCAGGTCTTCAATGCGCCAGCGGTCGTATGCGATGCACTGAATGTCAAAACAGTCTTGTAATTCTTGCAGTCGTTGTAAAACGTGCAGTTTGCTGATCGCGCGTCCCGGTGTTGTTTCCAAAAATCCGCTTGTTTTCCAGACTAAATACGGGTTGCGGTCTATCTCTTCCTTGTGCAATAAGCCTTCGTTTGGCAGCCATGCGAATGGCACGAGTTGCCAGGGTTCGTCTTGCGTCTCCGGTTCTACCCATAGCAATAACCCCGTCAAGTCTTGCGTTGATGATAGATCGAGCGCGCCGTATGCGCGGCGGCCTTGCAGATCGCGCCAGTCGTATGTGCGCCTTGCGTTTTGCCAGACTTCGCGCGATATCCATGGGTTCGCTGCTTCGGTCCATTGGCAGAAGTTGAGCCGCCGAACGATGGCTTCTTTGCTGGGCATTCCCTTGGCGTCTTTGACCTGGCTACGCAGGTATTTTTTACCTGGTATTCCGTGCAGCAGGCTCGGGTTTGCTTTCGACCAGCATTTTTCGTCGTTGAACGGGTCGTCCGTTTCATCTAGCGCGCAGATGTAGGCAAAGAATTCGTCGTCGATGACCTGCTGCGCGGCAACCTTTACGCCGTAATCGTGGTGCACTCCGCACGGACTTTTCTTGTCGCTTCCGCTGTTCGTGATCATGGCGATCATCGGTTGCTTGCGGAATTTGAAACCGGCTTTCATCATGTCGATGACGTGCGCGGTTTTGTGTTCGTGTACTTCGTCGATCAGGCCGATGTGAGGGCGCGGGCCGGATTGTCCTTCGTCCGATGCGATCGGCTTAAAAAAACTGCCGTCGCTTAGCTTGTACGATAAGTTCCAAGTCTGTTCGCCAACTCCGCTTTTCTTGATTACGCTTGATAGCGCCGGTGACTGGTTGACCATTGCAACGGCATCGCGGAACAGAATCATTGCCTGATCTTTCTTTGTCGCTGCCGCGTATATTTCAGCGCGGCTTTCCCCATCGGCAACAAGACCGTAGAGCCCTATCCCGGCTTCGAGCGGTGATTTTCCGCTGCCTTTCCCGGTTTCTATGTACACCATGCGGAACCGGCGCATTCCGATTTCGTCGACCCATCCGAAGATGCTGCCGACTATAAATTTCTGCCAGTCGAGCAGTTCGTACGGCTTCCCTTCGTAGTCCCC